CATTTGCTGTTGATACTCCAGACGCTTCTGGGTATCATACTCGATGCCACGATATACTACTTTAGCCATGAGGATTCCTCCAAAGAAATGAGATTTTTAGGCCCCGTTCCTTCGGGCGGTTTGCGTCCCATTGGGATGAACGTTCCGTTCCGCCGTCCTACTTGCGTCGGATTTCTCCGATGAACGTAAGGTCATTTTAGACCCGTTGAACTATGTAGTCAAGTAGGTTTGTAAAATGTTATACCATTTTTATTATTTCTTAATCTCTTTGTCTCCAATCGTCTGGTTTATCTCCAGTGAAGAAATCAATAATATCATCAGCACCATTGAATCCTGTTCTGTGATTTGATGGGTCAGGGTCTCCAAGGTCCAAAGCATTCATAAACCCATCCAAACTATCTTCAGTCATCTCTGGGTTTGCTGCACGTCTTCTTGCTTGTCTGAGAATGGTTGCGGCAGATCTATTTGACTTGGCAAGTTTTTCTGCCCAAATCATATCACTTAACTCTACCGATTCACTTTTTGCAATACGTTCACAGATTGCTTCAAGTCGCAAACGATATTGAGTAGAGAGCATATTCTTCTCCAGATATAGTGTATTTAGTTACCGCTCAATATAACTGAGTGTGTGATCTTGAGCATAAAGTTGTTGAATGATGATATCACAACCAATCTTAGGGTTGCAATCACCACAGGTATAAACATCTACTGCTGCCTTACCTTCCTCAGGCCATGTATGAATACTAATATGACTTTCGGATAATAAACAAATTACAGTGACACCCTGTGGATCAAACTTCTTTGAGATAGTCTGAATCACAGTGGCGCCACTTGCAATAGCAGCATTCTCTAATAAGTCAATAAGACATTTCTCATCATCCAAAAGGACAAAGGAACAACCATAAAGGTTGAGGAGATAGTGCTTACCCATCTCCCAAATCTTTCAAAAGTTCACTGACAATATTCTCGGTTCCATCCATCTTTTTGACAGTGAACACTGGAGAACGCATATATTTTTTAACCTTCTTATATTTTTTAAGAAGATTTTTTACTTCGTCTTTGTTGATTGCAACTTCAATCTTTTCTTCACTAAAACCTTCACTCATCTCTTTTTCTTTTTATCTGGTGCTTTATATCCCCACAGTTTTGGGTTGACTCTTCCGTATCCAAAATCAATCTTACGGACTGCTCCTGGACCATACTTATCGTAATAGAAATCAAATAGGTCAACTCTCTTTCTACAACGAGTTACATCCATAAAAGTTTCACCATCGACATTATACCAAATAAGATATGCGTCGTTCGGAAGTGATGAATCTTTTGCTTGAACCATAGTTGATCTTTCAAAAAGGATTTCACATCCATATTCATGAGGCAGTCTTCTTATATTTTCGTTTTTAGAATCTGCCATAACTTTCTCCGCAACTACACTCACGAACGATTGCCCCATACAATATCAGGATAAGCCTGTTTCACAACATCGAAACTAATATCATATTTATCTTCCAGGTTCTTATCCTTCACAAGAACAAGGACATCTGCTTCATTTGGATGAAGAGACTCAAGAATCTGAATGAAGATTGTCTCTCTACGAATCTTAGAAAGGGAATCATTACCACCCTTTACAAAGTTATAGAGGTTCTTATAGTCCCTACGGAGAGAAGAATGATCTACACCCAGAGGACTTTCGTTTGGTTGATAGGGAACTTCTCCAGTAGGAAGAAGTGAAATGATGCTCTCATCAAAGTTCCAAATCAGAAGAGTTTTGAGAGCATCATTTGCATACTCTTGAAGAACCTTTACTTTATCCTGATCTGTTTTCTGTTCATGAACAAGATCCAAGATCTCATTCATAAAAGGATTCGGAGGAAGTTTTTTGATTTCCTTAGCTCGAGGAGCAGATTTTGTTGGAGTCTTTCGAGTTCTACTCGTCGTCTTCTTCGTCGTCGTATTCGTAGTCATTTTCAAATCTCACTGCTAAAATTTCGTCTGGAATTATGTTTCCATTTTGATCAAACATTTCTGGGTGTGTATATGAGGGATATGAGCTCTCATAGAAATGTTGCTTGGCCATCCATCCAATTACTCCACCAACAAAAAAGAACATCACTGAAACAAGAGTGCCGATGGTGAGTGTTACTGCTAACATTTTTCTTTCTCCGAGAGTTACTTTTTCCGAATGTCCAAATGAAATTCGAATTGTATGTGTATCTCTCTCTTGAGGAGAGAAATCATCTTACCAAACCTCATTTGGAATGTTTTTGGTTCTTCAGATTTCTTCCTCCGTTTTCGTAATAATAATTCCACACCCCGATTGATCTCGGGTTCAGAGTTATTTAGTTTGCTTCTTGCGTCTCCCTTTCCTTTTGTCATGATTATACTTCCATGCATCCTCCAAGATGCCATACAAATAGTTTCTTATTTTTCTTGCTTCTGGTTTAGGGATATGACCATAAGCTTCACGAAGTTGTTTATGCATCTCATCAGGTCCACCTTCAAGGTAATCATCAAGATCCATTACTACATTACTGATGTTTGATGCTGTAGAACTTTCAATGAATTCTTCAACATCAACTTTTCTTGCACCTTTAATTTTAAGGTAATCATAAAATTTCAGAACAAACTTTCCCTGGAAGGCATAGTCAATTGCTTTTTCAACATCGTTATAAACTTCGTGAAAATTAGTTTCCATTAAACTAAGTTTTGCTCCTTAAGGTATTGAACGGTATCAGTACAACCACCAATATGTTCATCATTTACAATCACTTGAGGGAATGTAGAACCCTCACCAAATTCTGCATAGAATTCTTCTTTAGTAAAATCCGTATTCAGTTTGTAGATAACATGTTGTAACTCAGCCAATTCTAACACCTGCTGAACTTTTGTACAATATGGACAACCATCTTTGGAATAAACTGTAAACTTCATAACATTTGTTAAGTTTTGAAAATTATTTAGTGGATATAATTGTGGCCAAGTATCTCTAATGATCTCAGCAACTTTATACGGAGTATCAGAACTGATCATAAAAAAAGGAGGGTCTCCCCTCCTACTGTATCTAATTTTAGATTAAGTGTCAACCAATGGTAGGTGCTGTGAGTGCAACAGGAGTTGCTTCAACAGATGCCAGGTCCAGAGGGAAGTTGTGAGCGTTACGCTCGTGCATTACCTCAAATCCAAGGTTAGCACGGTTCAGAATGTCAGCCCAAGTATTGATTACACGACCATCCGAAGACAGAAGGGACTGGTTGAAGTTGAAACCGTTGAGGTTAAATGCCATGGTGCTAACACCAAGAGCAGCGAACCAGATACCAACAACAGGCCATGCTGCCAGGAAGAAGTGAAGTGAACGTGAGTTATTGAACGAAGCGTATTGGAAGATCAGACGACCAAAGTAACCGTGAGCGGCTACGATGTTGTATGTCTCTTCTTCTTGTCCGAACTTGTATCCGTAGTTCTGTGACTCGTTTTCTGTTGTCTCACGAACGAGACTAGAGGTGACGAGAGATCCGTGCATAGCAGAGAAAAGAGAACCACCGAAGACGCCAGCAACTCCCAACATGTGGAAAGGATGCATGAGAATGTTGTGTTCTGCCTGGAAAACAAGCATGTAGTTGAAAGTTCCCGAAATCCCCAGAGGCATCGCATCAGAGAAGGATCCTTGACCGAAGGGATAAACCAGAAACACTGCGCTAGCAGCAGCAACGGGTGCAGAGTAGGCAACACAAATCCAAGGACGCATACCAAGTCGGTAAGAAAGTTCCCATTCGCGGCCCATGTAAGCATAGATACCAATCAGAAAGTGGAAGACGACCAGTTGGAAAGGTCCGCCATTATATAGCCACTCATCCAGAGAAGCAGCTTCCCAGATTGGGTAGAAGTGCAGTCCAATTGCGTTGGACGAAGGAACAACAGCACCAGAAATAATATTGTTTCCATACATGAGTGAACCAGAAACTGGCTCACGGATGCCATCGATATCCACAGGGGGAGCACCGATGAATGCGATGATGAAACAAGTTGTAGCAGCAAGTAGGCAAGGAATCATCAGGACTCCAAACCAACCGACATACAGACGATTATCGGTTGAAGTAACCCAGTTGCAGAACTGTTCCCAAATATTTGATTGTGATTTTTGACGTGAAAGTGTAGCAGTCATTTCGTTAAAGGGTAAGTAAAATTCCAGGGGGAACTGGATACTATACTATTCCCACACCACCCTCCAGTGTGGGTATGAGAGACGTAATTTATACTCCCCATAGGTCTCGGTTAATGGGAGTTGCAAAGATTAAAGAACTGTTACATTCCTTAACCTGTTGTTGTATTTATCATAACATTGTTTTGAAACCCTGTCAATAGGTCCAATTGCTCAACTGACCTTTTTATAAATAAACGACAAAAAATCTAAATACTTAAAACTGCTTTCCCACAATGCCAAGGGAATGGAATACTCCCAAAAGGGAACCGTGGAATGCACCAATACATAATATCTTAAAAGCAATCGACAATCACACTCAAGAATACTTCAAGAGTGGTGAAGTTTGGCATTTAGAAAAAGCAGATACATTAAGAAAATATCTGGCAGAACTTAAGACCTGGATACATAAAAAAGAGGGGAGATGAAAAAAATATTTCTCATTGGATTAATGATTATAAGACTAATCACCAATGACGGACTTTTCAATGAAAACAGAAGACCACAACCAAAACGACAACCAGCAGAAGTCATCAGGTTCATCAGAAGGCCTGCAAAAAGAGGTAGGAAAAAGAATGAAAGATAATATTTGTATGGTTGCTTTTGTTAGAATGGCAGTACTAATTTGGTCTGCTGGTATGCTAACCCTTGGTTATATGGGAGTGATGAATAAGATGGACCCTACTTTTGTAGCGGCAGTATTCACATCCACCTTATCCACTTTTGGTATTGATGCTCAAAGAAAGAGAGAAGAGGAATTACATTCCCCTTCCAGCTCTAAAAAACCTAAAAGCAGTAACACCAATACTCCCTAAGGTAGCGACAATAGCACCCATATTCTCTACAAATCCATGAAGGACTTCTTCAAATGGTGGTTTGTCTCTATGGAATTTCCCTCTCATATCATGTACATATTGCCACATAGGCATACGAACATCAGCAGGAACGAGTGGGTGCATCCATCCACTTAATTTTTCTCTTTCATCATTAACTAAAATTCCATTCTCATATATTCTAACTCTGTCAATATTATACTCACCAGAGTAATCAACTTCCTTATCAGCAATCTTATCGGCAATCCAGAATACAATATCTGCTTGTACTCTTTCTGTTGGTGACCTCATAAATGTCAAATCCAATTCAACATCACCATTGTGCAATGAGTATGCTCTGGTCACACCATTCAAACATACTTCAATAGCACCAGGATACAAAGGACTCTTGGTTGGGAATTCTTTACATGAAATAGGTTTTTGCATCAACCAAGTTGTTCTGGTTATGACAAAATAAGGAACAATAATACCAGTGACAACTGCTGCTCC